TAAGCCCAGGACCCGATCGATGGCCATCGTCGTACATGGAGTCTCACGACTCTATTTGTATACCGTTTCAACGGGACTGTAAGACCCATCTCAGCGGTAACCCTACTGTCACCTGGTCTTAGCCGGCAGAAAAGACCGGCATGCTCGTCGCATTGACGAGCATCGAAGACCCGCTGCAGGACCCTGACAGAGTAACCCTCCACCCAACCAGGCATTCGCCGAATCGAGCGTGGAGAGACCTCGTCAAAATCTCGCAGCAGACCTCCATCCCCGTAACCAACGGGAACGGACAAGTGACGGAACCTCTCAGGCACAGTCTGTTGCAGGAGTTCAGCAACTTCCTGTAATCGAGCATCGAGACCAAAGCCCAAACCGCGTAAGCGGAAGGCCAAGAGCTTGATGGCGTTATGGAACTTAAAAATGTCCCAAACGTCCAGGAGAGGTTTCTTTAAAAAGATAGGGGTCACGTCACGTCCGAGGAAGAAGTGCTTTCCGCACGATTCCCGGAATGGCCCGGACACGAACGACTTCTCGACGTTAGTCTTAAAGCCGAGGGTCGTGAGACCCCAAATCGTGTCGGGCACCGCCCACGATGGGACCACTAGGTCATCACCGTAAACGGAAACATCGCGACGCCCTTTTCCACCAACGCGGCAAGTGACTCGAAGGAGAGCATAAAAGATAACACTCTCAAGTTCGAATGTGTAGCCGTTTCCCATTGATGAAAACTTCTGGAGGAATAGTTCCTCTCCTCCAGGTAATCTCGTAAAGGCAGTGCGAGTAATTTTGCATGCCTCTAGCCAATCGTCGGGAAGTAAGTACTCTACCAAGCCGCGCGAGATACTGTCAGATGCACTTGACAGATCCAGCGTGGCGAGGGACGAATCTATACTCCCGAGACGGGCTAGCTCCTGATTCCGACACTGATCGTTAAGGTCAATGAAGGCTTCACATCGCTTCAAGCGATGACGCATCAAACCACCGATCCCCTTCTGAAAGAACATATTCAGCTGGGGTTCGATAGCAATGGTGCGCGAACTACGAGCATCTTTAGGAACGATGGCGACGCTGCTGGCCCTTACCACTTTCGGTATCGGGCGTTCATCCTCACAGTTTGAAAACCGCAAGGAGGTATAAGACGTAAAAACGTCCCATAGCGCAACGACTTGTCCTGTAGCAGACGGGTTCATATTCCCGTACTTGTACCACTGGTGACCCTCTGTTCTTTTGACCCCAATAGAAGCACCGGGGCCATGAGAGCAAAACGGTAATGCAGCATCCCAGGAGAATTTTCCGAGGATGTCTCTTACTTCACGCCTGACGCGCTCGAGTAAACTGAGTTCGTCAAAGGAAAAGCGGGAGAGACGATGAGCAAATTTCTCGTTCATCGCCCTGCAGGCTGCCTCACTATCACGGAACTTCGCTAGGGCGACCTTATCAGGATCGTATCCTAAACGAAGACCGGGATACTTTTTCACGATGTTGACGCAGGCGTAATCACTAGCGAACTGCTGCCAGCAGCTATACCCACTAGGGTTAAGGCTGACGGACAGCACGCGCCGATGGTCGTCTGTATCAAGTATCGCGGAAAGTCGTGGGCCAATCCCACCTAAGCACTTCAGCAGGTGCTGAACAATGCCCAAGGTACTGCAGCTACCATCAAGCTTCGTTTTCATCGAGGATTCCTCTGATGAGTATCAGTTACCCCTTTCGGGGAACTTCGGGTTGGGAGACTTAACTCCAGGAGCCCTCAGGCGTGGCGACACTTGCGTCAAAGACGGTAGTGGCGACAGCGGCCTGGATACGATCAACGAAGTCCT